ATGAACACCGCCGCCGCCCTCCTCATCCTTCTCTCCTACACCGTTGTCGACGGCGACACTCTGCGCGCTAATGGGGTCGGCATCCGCCTGTGGGGGATCGATGCGCCGGAGCGGAAAGAGGACGGAGGGCCGGAGGCGATGGCGGCGATGGAGCGGCTGACCGCCGGGGCCGAGCTGCAGTGCGAGGTCAAGGACGTTGACCCATACCGCCGCATCGTGGCGCGGTGCGACCTGCCGGACGGGCGGGATCTGGCCTGTGCGCTGGTGGCCGGAGGCTGGGCGCGGGACTGGCCGAAGTATTCCGGCGGCGAGTATGCGGATTGCAGGGCCAAACAGTGAAGGCCAGAGACTACCCCTTCCCCACCGTCGAAATCGCCTGCGACCACTGCGGGCGCTTTGGCCGCTATCGGAAGGAACGGTTTGTCGAGATCGTCGGGGCCGATACGGATCTGCCACAGGCGCTGACGATCATCGCCGCCGGCTGCCCGGAAGACAGGCCATCGCCGGACAACCTGCACGGCAACTGCAAGCCCCACTATGCCCAGAGCCTGTGGGGCGCAGCGAAACAGTCCGACAGGCGATAGCCGGCAGAGAAGGAATCGCCTAGGCTCTGCGCAGCGCGGCCGTAGCTCAGTGGTAGAGCAGGAGACTTCCACTCTCTGTGCGCCAGTTCGATTCTGGTCGGCCGCTCCAGATCACCGCGCAGCCCCCGACTTCTATGCAAAAAATGCATGAAAGTGGATCACCAGCCACAAACAAAAACGCCCGCCCTGCGGCAACAGGACGGGCGAGAGAGCGGCACAGCGCGATATCGGAATACCGATATCGGACTGCGTGAAACTGCCTTTCGGCCAGAGCCTCCTTTGGTTGCGCGCCTGAACCCCGGCGCCGGGATCTGGTCGGCGACGTGGCGCGCCTAATGCGGCCCGGGCTTGCGGCCGGACAGCGCCTCGACCTTGTCGGCGCAGTCCAGCAGCGCCTTGCGGTCGCGGGTCCACAGCAGCTCCACCCGTTGATCGGACAGCCATCCTGACGGGATCGCCACCGGCGCGTCGCAGGGATCGGCCGACTTAACGAATGGCGTTGAGCCGGCGCACCCGGTCAGGGCCAAGGCACCGATCGACAACAACAGGATCCGCATAGGCGGCCTCCTCCAGCTTGCGCGCCAGCGTGTCGCGTTCGACGGCGATCTTGCGGCGCTGTTCCTCCAGGTCCTGCCCGGCCTCGATCTGCGCCAGCAGGCGCGCCTGCGCGGCCCCCTCCGCGGCGGCGTAGCCGGTGCGGTACATCCACACCCCGAAGGCGGCCAGAGCGGCGCATAGAGCCAGCACCAGCGCCCCCCACAGCCAAGCGCGGAAGCGGTCTAGGATCGCCCTCACGCCACCCCCACCAGGCAATACGCCTCTTCCTCGCCGCGCCTGTTGACCAGCCCGAGGATCACCCGCCCCCCGGCCTTGTTCCACCAGGTCAGAGCGTAACAGGCCCCGGAGATGTGGCCGGCGTTGAGCCGCCGTGTGGCGGTACTGCGACCAGCGGCAGAGATCCCGACGTTGACCGCGAAACTTGCCCAGGCCGCACCACGCTTTGGCGTGATCCGGTGGCGCAAGGTGTCCTCGGTCATGTATCGGGTGACGCCGCGCCAGTATTCCAGCGCCTCGGCGCGCAGCAGGTCCGCGCATTCTTCGGCCGTCTTACGCATGCCAGGAATGACCCCGCGCGTCGTGCCGGAACAGATCGTCCAGACGCCGACAATATCGCGGTAGGCGGTCAGGACGACGCCCTCCCACCGCTGGATCAGCGGAACCGCCTCTGCCATGATCGCCGCCTCGGTCACCGTCGTTCCGGAGACCAGCGGCGTGGCGCGGGCCGTCTCGCCGCGCGCCACGGTGGCGACGGTGAAGGACGCCAGCACCACCAGCGCACAGATCGCGGCAATGCGCAGCCACGATCGCCATGCCCCCGCCGGCTGCTGCAACAGGCGCCCGGCCAGCCCGGCCACGACAAAGCCAACGACCAGCGACAGGCGCAGCACCGGGTTCATGTCGATGCCGGTTTTCGCATAGACCAGCTCAGGCACCAGCAGCACCAGCAGCCCCGCCACCGGGAACCAGAAGGAATACCCCAGAAGGGCGACGCGCCATGCGTCGGGGATCGGTTTCGGAAACATGTGCATTCTCCCACAGAAAAGCCCGCGCACCGGCGCGGGCGGCCAGGACGGGCGATCAGTTCCGCCCGCTCGCGCCCTTGAGGTAGGACACGTCGTTTTGCAGCTGCCCGATCGCCGCGTGGGTCTCGCCGTGCAGCTCGGTGTGCTTGCTGTCCAGCGCGTCGATCCGGCTGTGCAGGCTGGACTCCGCCGTTTCGCGATCCGGCTTGTTGCGGCGCGCGCCGGCCCGGAACAGGCGCAGCCCGCCGAACAGACCGGACAGCATCACCCCGGCGGCGAGCAGTCCCTGGATCACCCATTCAGGTAGAAAATCTTGCGGCGTCATGGTCCATCCCTGCCCGGTACACCCCCCGAAGATCCGCCAGCGCGAAGATCAGGTAGAAGGCGAAGTTCATATCCGGCGCCGACACCAGCCCGGCGCACCACGCCCAGGCCGAGGCCAGCGCCAGTCCCGAAAAAACCATCATGCCGATGACCGCGCCGATGCCGCGCAGGAGCGGCGTCCGGTGCCACGCGCCGTTGACGTACAGCGCCACCATGCGCGCCCCGCCGATGGCGCCCAGCCCATACCCGATGGTCACCTCGCGCAGGCCGAAATCGCGCAGCGCCCACCATTCCGAAAACATCATGGTGTCTCCGGGAAGGGCCAGCACCGCACCGATGGCGAGCATGGCCAGCGCCGCCAGCCATTCGCCGAACCGCCCCTCGCGGTCGATCGTGTCAAGGATGCCCATCTGTGCGCTCCGAACCAGCGGCATCAGTTCACCGGGTAGCGGAACACCGCCACCTGCACCGAGGTGTCGACGTTGGTCGAAACCTCCGGCTGCGTCTCGATCGCGGCAACGAAGATGTCGTCGCCGGCAAAGGCCTTCTTCAGCACCGTGTACCCGGCGAAGCGGGGCCGCGCCATCAGCCTGTAGACATCGCCGAAGGTCATCGCGGCATCGTTGGCCGACATGATCACGTGCCCCTGCCGGGTGCCATAGGTCGCCTTTGCGGCGACGAGGCGCCCCCACACCCCGAGGTCACCGGCAATATCGTCCTGCACGAACCCGTTGTTCACGTCGGCGCTGTCGGTATAGCCCGAGATCGCGGTCGCCACCGTGTCGAAGGTATTGCCGTAGTCCCCGGACACCGAGAACTTGACGGTGCCGGAGGAGGCGTTGCGGAACAGCATGACCATCGTCTTGTCGTCCGGCAGAACCGCCAGCGCAGGTTCGGTCACATGCCCGCCGGACGGCTGAATATAGGGCACCGGCGTGGTGGAATAGGCCCAGGTCTCGCCGGAGCCGTCCCCGCCCGTCTTGAAGTCGTCGCACCAGAAGGCATAGTTGTTCTGGTTGTTGGCGTTCAGCGTCATGTAGACGCGGCCCTCCTGCGCGCCTTCGGTCAGCTGGAACGACGTGCCGTTCTCGCCGGTGGCAACGAACCCGTTCGACAGCCCGAAGGCAGAGATATCGAGGATCTTGACCGGCGCCGACCACGACCCGTCCGCCCCGTTTTCGTCGCTGATCATCACGTAGAGGTTGCGCGCGTCGTCGGTGCGGGTTCCGCTGACGCTGTCCTGCTCCATCAGCACCAGCACCAGCCTACCGCGGTACGGCCCGTGCTTGATCTTGATCAGCGTGAACCCCTGCACGCCGCCCAGCCCTGACGACCATCCAGACGGCTCGTAGATGACGAAACTGTCGCCCAGCGGCGTCAGCGTTCCGGCCGCGCGGTCGAACTCATACCGCCGGCCGATCGCGCGCTTGGGCGATTCCGTGCCGTAGCCGGCGGTGAATTTCTCGCCGGTGACCGCGATGATCCCGCATTTGTCGCCGCGCTCGTACAGCACCTCGATCGCCGGGATGCGCGCCAGGTCGGCCACCGGATTGCTGCCGGCGCGGTAGAGGAACGCCGCGCCAAGGATATTGGTGTCCACGTTCTCGCCGTCCGCGTCCAGCATCCAGGTGCGCAGCGCATCGGCATCGTCCGACACCCCGCTGGGGATCACGGCCAGCCGGTTCAGCCAGATCGACTGGAACGGGTAGAGCCCGAAGTGGGTGAAGGTGATCGCGCCGGGCAGATGGTTCAGCCAGGGAACCGAGCCGTTGGCACAGATCGAATGGTCGTTCTCCGCCACCCGGTACTGCACCTGCAGCCGCCCCGCCGGTTCGAAATCACCCATCTCGATGATCCGGGAGGTGCCGTCGTTGGTATTGCTTTTCAGCAGAAAGCCGTCGTCGCCGGTGTCCTGCGAAATATCCACCGTCGCCCGGTCAGATCCCGCGCCGTAGAACCCGAGCGACCCGCCGCCGGTCGGCGAGCCGAGCGCGGTTTTCGGATACCAGATATCGAAATAGGCGGTCTGCGCCGCGGCGGAGGGAAACGTGCCGACGGGGATTTTCAGATCCTCCACCGACACCAGCAGATCGGCCGCGACAGATGGCGCCGGCGGCGGCACGTGGTAGGTGGCCGACACGTTGACCAGCGCCATCTCGAACACGTCGCCTGCGGTTCCGAACCGCCAGACAATGGTCGGATCGGCGGCCGCTCCGCGGAGGTAGGCCAGCCCGAAAGGCCCGCCCGCCAGGCCGACCATCGCGGTCACATCGGTGAAGGTGCTGCCGCCGTCCATCGACAGCTCCACCGTGCCGGAGCCCGTCTTGCGCCGGATCCAGCCGAACCCCATCTGCGCGGTGCCGGAGGAGGTGACCGCCTGCTGCACGGTGCCGTTGTCGACGGTCACCGTCACCGTGCTGCACGGCTCCCCGTGCGGCCCGGTGGCATCCAGCGCGACGGTACAGCCGCTCTTGACCCAGGCCGCATTGGTCAGGTCGTCGCTGTAGCGGCCGCGATAGGAGGTCTGGAAATCGAACCGCACGGCCCGGTGCCCGGGCGTCCAGTCGTAGGGCGCGCCGTAGACCTTCGCCGTGGTGGTTTTCAGGTAATCGACCGGCAGAAGCCCGGTATGCCCATGCGCCAGAGCGGCCTTCATCGTGCGCCCGACCGTCACCGTGGTGCCGCCGTCGGCGTCGCAGGGCCTGATCCAGATGCTGCCGGACGAGGCCGCCGCCTTGCGCGAGACAGAGATGCGATACCACCCGGCATAGTATGGCGCGCCATCGTTCTGCAGCGGCGAAATGCTGGCCGTCAGCCCGGCCTCCGTCGTGCCGACCTCGCCCGTCGACAGGTTGAACCAGGCGCGGTACACCGTGGCCCCGTCCTGCACCTGCAGGTAGCACCAGCTTGCGGTGCCGGCCTTCACCACGATGGAATCGGTGCGGTGGAAATCCTGCGCGAAGGTCAGGTTGCGTTTGACGTAGGGGCCGGTCCCGGTCGCCGTGATCAGGTTGGACTCGTAGCCCGCCGCCGGTCCCTCGTCGTCGGCCGCGACGGTGCATCCCGCCGCGGTCCAGCCGGACGCCGTCAGATCCTCCGACCAGAGGATGTCGTTGTGCGGCTGGTACTTCAGCGATCCGTCCTGCTGCAGGCACAGCTTCGGCGCTCCGAAGGTATCGGCGGGGATGAAATCGGTGATCGATCCGACGAAATCGTTGGCCGCATCGCCGGTATCCTTGACCACCACCGCCAGGCTTTCGAAATCGCTGGTCGCATCGACGAACAGGATGTCGTCGTAATCGTCGGCCAGGTTCGCGCCGGCCGCCGCCGCCTCGTCGCGCACGGCATCCAGCGCCGCGTGGATGGCCGATTTGTAGAGCTGCGCGGCGTTGGCAAGATTGTCGATCCCGAGATAGTCGCCGAGGTCGGCGACGCTGACCCGCTTGATCGCCTCGCCGTCCTCGCTGTCGATCAGCGGCAGGGCGTCTGCGTCTACCGGCGCAACCTTCGGATCGGCCGCCAGCAGCGCGGCGCGCAACAGGACATAGGCGCCATAGGGCAGCGTGCCGTTCGCGGACACGCAATCGCCCACATCCGCCGTCGCGGCCTCCGGCACGTCGAGATAGAAGGTCTCGACCGACCCGTTTGCGACCAGCGTCCCGAGGTAGCGGCCGTTGTAGAGATCAACGTCGATCGCGCCGGCGCCGCTGGTGGTGGTCTGGATCACCACCGGGGAATACAACCCGTCGCCGCCCTCCACGCCGGAGGGATAGGCCAGCGAAATATCGGCGTTGGTCACGGGGTTGCCTTGCCGGTCGTGCAGAATGCCGGTCACGGTGCAGAGCGTTGTCATCTGCAGGTCTCCTTATCGGAAGGGTCAGTGTCTGGAACGGCCGCAGGGGCCGGCGGCGTCAGCTGGCCGCCTCGCCGCCGGTGCCGTAGCCGATGGCGGACATCGTCATGTCGGAGGTGGTGGCGAAGCGGAACGCGGCGACCGACGCGCCGCCGCCCGCGATCGTGCCGGTGGCATGCCCCACCCCGTCGGCGCCGCCATAGGCCACGCGATAGTCTCCGGTCGCGAAATCGATCGTCAGCGTCGCGGTGTAGGCCCCGTTCGCCGGAAGCGTCGGCAGGTTCGTGGCCGCGCCATAGGTCACGCCGTCGTCGCTGAGCGCGATGGTCGGCGTCCGCGGCGTGCCCCCGGAGTTGTACAGGTGAAAGGTGATGTTCACGCCCTGGTATCCGCCAAGCCCGGTGAAGGCCAGCAGGCTGGAGGCGGTGGCAGAGCCTGACAACGTGTGCTGCGCCACTCGTGCAGCCCCGGACGCGCCCTCGGCAATCGCGATCGGGTTGTCGCGCAACTGACGAAGTTTTGAAACCGTCACCGGAGACAAGTGCGCCAGGTATGCGTCGAGTACAGCGGACAGAGAGAAAGAAGCCATTTGTCAGTCCTGTCAGAAAATCACATATGGGTCAGTGCCGTCCGGAAATGTTTCCTCGGCATCGTCGATCAGAAAGCACCCCCACCGCTTTTCCTCATCGGTGGCGCTGTCGTAATCCGGCGCCGCGTCCTCCATGATGAATCCGAAGCGACCCAGAAACCCGTGGCTTACGGCTGTGATCTTCACATCGTGCCCCGGGCTTGTTTCCTCCGTTGAGGTCACCAGCATTTCAGTCGGATCTGTGGCCCCGGTGGCATCCTGAATCAGCCACGTTGACAAGGTGATCAGGTCGGCAGGGCTGACATCTTCCCGGTCTTTGGCGTCCAGCTTGAATGTCACCTGCTTGGGAGGGTCCTCGTATCTGTTCGCAAGGCGATCAGCCAGTTCACTCGCCGCGTTGTTATCGCCATCTTTCAGCCAGCGTGTGAAAACCCTGACGATCCGATCCTGGCCGTTCTTGTTTGCAGAGCCGCCATCGTTCAATCCGACGGTGACCATGTCGTAGTTGCTGGCATCCTCGACGCCGCCGGTGGCATCCAGCATCCCGTGGTAGACCAGCACCTGGGTGACGCGCTGGTCGACCAGGTCGGTGCGGGCAGCACTTCCGGCCACCACATCGCCCGCCTCGGAAAATGCCTGCTGCGTCTCGCCATAGGCCAGCGGCCGGTTGGCCCGCATCCGCACCTTCTGCGCCACGTCGTCCCACCACCAGAACACGCCGTGCTGCGCCAGCTCCCCCAGCAGTTTCGCAACCCCGGTCGGCTTGGCGATGGTCGCAGTCACCGGGAAGCCGGACAGCCAGTCGCCCTCCGCGTCCCAGTCCGCCGTCGGCAGGAACGCCGGGTCGACACCGGCGAAATTCTCCAGCAGGTCGGCGGCGACATCGCCGATGAACTGATCCTCGACGCGGTAGCATTGCTGGAACAGGTCGCCCTCAGAATGGCTGGCGGCGGAGGAGCCGTCGATCGCCCGACCCGTCACCGTCACCACGTCGCCGGACCGGGTGAAGGTCACGATCTCCGACCCGATCGAGGCGCGCCCGGAGGCGGCGTATTCCGCGCCGATGCCGGCGGGCTCCAGCGTGATTTCCGGCAGCCCGGCCTCGGCGATGTCGGCCCCCAGCGTGCCCTTGGACACCGCCGGGCAGACCGCCTTGTCGTTCTCGGCCAGGTCCAGCACGTCCTTGGCGACGATACGCACGGCGCCGCCTGCGGTGTCCGGCCCCTCCCACTCCGCGATCACGTAGTGGCGGGTGCGCATCGCGGCCAGCGCCTGCCCCTCGTAGCCCTCCAGCACCCGCAGCGACCGGCCCAGGTAGTAGGGCCAGCGCGCCAGCAGGCGGCCAAAGAAGGTGCCCTGCCCGCGCGGGTCGTAGCCGGTGCCGGAAAACTGCGCCGCGCCCGAGATCCGCTCGGCCTGGTAGGGATCGAAGCCGGTGTCGCTGTCGATGAAATCGGCCAGCTCGACGGTGACCCGCGCCCGCTTGCCCAGGGGCCCGGTGCGGTCGTCGATCCCGCCCATGTTGATTTCCGATGGGTTTGTGCTGACCGATTTCAGCGCCGGGTAGATCAGCATGCCCCTGGGCAGGCCGGACTGCGCCCGGGCAAAGCGCAGCGTCTTTGTCCCGGCCGCCCAGTTCGCAATGTCCTGGCAGGTGCGAAAGGTGTTGAAACACTTGCGCGGCGCATCCGCCGACAGCGCCGCCGTGCAGGGGGCCGAGCCGTAGGCGTTCTCGCAGAAATCAACATCGATCTCGACGATCTGCACGGGATAGCGCGGGCCGGTCAATGACCACCCTCCGCCCTGCCTTCGTACTGGCGCATCAGGTCCAGAAGGTCAGGCGACGCCAATACGATCAGCGCGTCTTCTTCCGCGCCCAATGGGAGGAAAACGGTCAGCCGGTTGGAGGCTGTCAATTCATCAATGCAAGACTGAAAAGTTTCCTGGTCCGCCTCAGATAGACGGTCAAACAGATCCCCTATCGCCGCAATAACTGCGCTGGCTTCAGATGTGTCGATACTCAATTGCTGGATCATCATGTCATCGCCTCATCGTGGAACAGCCGCATCGGCAAGTCGAAACTCATCAGGTCGCGCGGGCCGGAGTTCACCGGCGCCAGCGCGCCGCCCCCCGCCTGCCGCTGGGCGTAGAACAGATCGCCGTACTTACCCGGCCGCCAGGCCCAGAAAAACGGCGTGCCGGCGTTGAACGCCTGCTGGAACGCCAGCCATGCTGCCGAGCGGATCTGCGACGGGGTCACGTGCGACAGGCTGGCGGTCACCTGCGACCCGGTGCGCATGGCCGAGTTGCCCAGGAAATGCCCGCCCTCCGAGATGTTGGACAGCAGCTCCACCCGGTTCGGCGTCAGCGGCGGCGCATATCCCTGGTACAGCCGCCGTTCGATCACGATCTCGCGCCCGGCCAGCGCCACGCCGATCACCGCATCGTCGGCCGCATCGCTGATCGCCAGCCGCCAGTCCGCCGCGGTGGAGACCGCGAACCGGAACCCGATCGCGCGGTTGTCTGCCGGGGTCACGGCAGGCGCCGCGCTGTCGGTCCAGCTGCTGCCGCCGTCGGTGGAATATTGCAGCGTGACCGTGGCGCCGATATCCGCCAGGTTGTGCGCCGCGAGGCCGACGAAGTTGACCGCGGCCCCGGCGGCCAGCGTCAGGTCGAGCGCGGCGGCGTCAGAGACATTCGGCGTCGCCGCCCAGAAATTATAGGTCGCCGGGTCCAGCGCGTTGGCCGCCGTCTCGACCTGCGTCCCGACGCCCGTCGCCGCGCTGGCGGCCAGCTGTTCCCAGACGATCAGCGGGTTGTGCTGCAGCTCGTGCGCCGCAAGGTCCGCGGCCCTGGCGGTGGAGATGGAAATGGTCATGACGCGAACACCATTTTCAGACCGCGGTCGCCGGCCTCCTTCTGCAGCTGTTCGAACAGCGAGGAAATGGTGGATCCGGAATACATCCCCTGCGGCTCGATCTGCGGCAGGTAGACGTTGAGCGGCGCGGCGGCGGACACGGCACCTGTCGCCCCGCCACCGCCGCCGGGACCGCCACCGCCGGTGCCGCGCGGGCTCGCGCTGGAGATCGAGGCGATCATCGCGCCGGTGCGCGCCAGCGAGGCGGCGGTGAAGGCTGCGGCCACCGGCGGGCCGCCAACCTGCATCCCCTTGGCCCACGCCGCCGTCGCTGCGGACCAGCCATCGACCACCGCCTGCGCCACGGCGGCAGCCTGGCCGATGCGGAACAGCTTGTCGTTCTCGGTCTGCATCAGCGTCGCCACATCGCCGAGCGCGCCGCCGATGGCGTAGAGCCGTTCGTCCATCGCGCGCCGGTTGATTTCGGAAAGCGCCTTTTGGTGCTCCTCCTCGATCCGCCGCTCCGCCTCGTTGTACAGCTCCTCCGTTCCGACGCGGGCCTCGCGGTACTCCGCCAGCTTTTCCAGCTGCTCCGACCGCCATTGCTCGACCATTTCGGCCTGCGTCATCAGCGATTGCTGGAACCGCTGGAAATCCTCCGCGATGTTGCGGCCGCCGCCGCCACCTGCAGGATCGCTGCCGAAGTCCACGGACGGCAGGCGCGGGCGCAGAGAGGACGAAGGCGCAAGCGGGCTTCCCGGCGACGCTGATCCGGAAGGAAAGACAACCTCTGGCAACATGGTCGGCGGCAACAGATCGTCCCCGGCGTTCAACCCTGTTCCTGTTGTCACCATTGGCGGCGTCGGTGACGCTGCCGTTCCGCGCAGAGACTGCAGCCATGCTGGCCACTTGCTTTCGTCATCTCCCCAGATCGCGTGCGCGGTCATCCCCTTTCCCTGCGCGAATTTTGAGGCCTGTTCGTAAAAGGTGCCGACGCTTTCGGCAGCCGATCCGATGGCACCAGCCATCTCTCCGACCTTTGTTGCGACGCCTCCGACGAATGTTCCGACAGCAATCAACGCCGGAATGAGTTCATCGGAAAAAACATCCACCAGCGCGGAAATCTCCTCCGCATTGTCCAGCACGGCCGCCGTGAACTTCCGGCTGATCGTCGCCGACAGGTCCGCCATCTTGCGGTCCAGCTCGGCGCCGCCGCGCACCATGTCGTTGCTCAGGATCCGGCCCGATCGCTCGGCCTCATCCCCCAGCCGCCGCATCTCGGAACCGCCGTCGCGCAGCAGCGGGATCAGCGCGGTTGCGTCGCTGGCGATCGCTTCCATGTAAAACGTCATCTGCTGCTGCGACACGCCAGCCTGTTCCAGCGAACTGACGTAGAGCTGCAGCGCCTCCGGCCCGGACAGACGGGCGAACTGATCCGCCGTCACCCCGACCTGCGGCGCGATGTTGTCAAAGAAGTCCTGCAGCGGACCGGCGCCGTTGGCGATGAAATCGCCGACCTTGTCGTTCACATCCTTGAAGATGTCGGCCAGCTTTTCCTGGCCGATCCCGACCTTGTCTGCGGCGGCGGCATATTTCTGGAACCGCTCGGCGCTCACCCCGGCCAGGCTGGACAGGTTCTCGATCTCCTTCGCCGTGGCGGCGGCGGACTGCGCGATCCTGTAGCCGCCTGCCACCGCCGCCACACCGACTGCCCCGACCGCGACACCGACCTTGGCAATATTCTTCGCCATCTGCGCGGCGCTCTTGTCGAACGAACCAAGCCGCCCCTGGGCGCGGCGCATGCCACGCTCGAAGTCAGAGGTATCCGCGCCGACGCTGACGGCGATGTCACCCACTATGTTGGCCATTGCGGTCCTGCTCCTTCTCGCGGCGCAGCCACGCTTTCAGATTGTCCCATCGGTCCTGGCTGAACCGGCTTGCCGGCATCCGTGCCTCGATCAGCCACCAGACCTGTCCCGGCGACAGCGACCAGAAATCGGCCGGGCCAACGATCTCCTTTCCGACCAGCAGATCGTGCAGCGCCCGGACTATGCCTTGCCCGGGTTCTTCTTCGCCCTTTTCGGCGCCGGCTTTTTTTTGGCGGCGCCACCCGTCAGCTTGGCTGAGACCGGCGGCGAGATGATCGCCAGCAGACCCAGGATCGCGCCCTGTACCTTGACCGCCACCGAGTTGTCGGAAGCGGCGAAATCCTCCTGGATCGAGGTGTAGATCTCCTCGTCCGTCACCTGCGCCCCGGCATAGCGCAGCGCGGCCCCGTAGGCGGCAGACAACCGTGCGTAGCCCGGTCCGCCCTGGCGGGTCAGCATGGCGACCGGCGGCTCGCCGCCCGGCCCCATCAGCGCGTCCTCGATCGCCGCGATCAGCGGCAGGGTGCGCTCCGGGGCCACGACGAACTGCTCACCCTTCCAGCTCAGGGTGACGGGCTCGAATTTCCCCGCCATGCTCAGACCGCCGCGGTGAAGGTCCAGGCGCCCTTCGACTTGAAGGTCACGTTGAACTTCTCGCCATCCTCGTCGGCTGCCGTTTCGGAATACGAGGTCATCACGAAATTGCCGGAGATAGTATCGCCGTTGCCGAAATCATAGGTCAGATCGGACAGGAACTTTCCGCTGACCGCACCGAGCGCGAGATCGCGCAGGACATTGTCCTCCTCGTACCCCTCGCCGGTGATCTCCAGCTGCAGGCCGGTCATCGTATCGTCGAGGTAATCGACCACGCCGGCGTCGCCCTTGTCGGTGATGTCGATCGGCTCACCGGCGACGCTGATGGTGTTTGTCAGCAGTCCGGCAATCGCCGTTCCGCCCTTCTTGATCAGGCAATCGCGCCCGGGATTCTTGGCCATCTCTCACTCCATTGATTGCGCGCCGGTCAGGCGCTTTCGATCAGGGCGCGGTACTCGCAGACCCCGTGAACCTTGCCATCAGCGTCGGGCCAGCAATCGCTGCTCTCCCGCGCGAGGACGAAATTCGAATGCCCGCTGACGGCCAGCGACTGGCGGTGCAGCGCGGTATAGAGCGCACCCTGGATCGTCTTGCACTCCAGGGTGCGGCCAGCCCGGCTGAAAGTGTGGATCCGGATCAGCACCGAAAACCCCGGCGTCGATTTCGTATCCATCCCGCTGGTGATCGCGCGGCCCATCACCACGTAGGGAAACGCGGCCGCGTCGCCGCCGTCGTCAGCCTGCGGCGCCACATCGTAAACGCCCGCGACGCCCAGACTGGCCGCCGCGAGGCGCGTGTAGAGCGCGGTCTGCAGCGCCGCCTCAACCACCGCGGCGCTTTGCGGCACGTTTCATGGCCGCCTCCCATTTCTTTCCGAACTGCGTCGACAGAACATCCGCCATCCGCAGCCGGAACCGCTCCACGGCACTGGCGAAAAAGGCATGCTCCACCCCGTCAGGCCCCTGCCCGTACTCCAGGAACCGCCAGTAGAACGCGCGCAGCCCCACGATCACGTCGGACCTGATCAGCCCGCGGCGCACCTTCCGCCGCTTGGCCTTGATGTTGGCGACCAGGTCGCCCTCGTCCTCCGGCGCATCCTTCTTGGCGTCGTCACGAATGGTTCCGGCAATGCCGTGGACCGTGGCGCGCATGATGTTGCTGGCCTCGCGCGGTGCCACCGTGCCCAGCAGCGCGTTGATGTCGTCGATGCCGCGCACCTCAACCTTCGTCTTCACGATCCCACCCCCCGCTCAGTCTCGATCCGCATGTACGGCTCCCGCGTCCCGATGTCAGGAAGGGACCGGATGTTGTAGGCGACGCCATCCCACAGGATGCGCATCGCCTCGGTAAGGTCGGCGCGCGTCCTGACCCGGAACGTCACAGACTGCCGCGCAGCCTGCCGCTCCTCCTCGAACCGCTCGCCGCCTCCGCCCGGCACGACCTGCGCCCAGACGGTCGGAACGCTGCCCAGGTCGGCCCACGTCTTCACCTTTCCGCCGGCGCCGTCAGGCGCGGTGGTAAAGGACTGGAACGTGATCCGTTGATCGAGGCGGCCGATGCGTGACATCTCACACCCAGAGAACGTACGGCACCAGCATTGCCCGGAAGGCAAGCGGCAGCTCGGTTGCGATGGCGCCCGTCACCACGGCCTCCGGGTTGTCATGCCAGAACGCCACGATCTTCAGGATCGCTTCCCTGATATCATCCGGAACATCGTCCGCCGCATCGCCGTACCCGACCACGGCATTGACCGCGACCGTGTCCACATCAGGCAGCACCGACGGCCATGTCACCAGGTGGGCCGGAACAATCCGGTTGGGAACCGACGCCATGTCCAGACGGTACTGATCCGCCGCCAGGGTCTGGCTGACATTCGCGGTATCCAGATAGGTGATACTTTCGATCGACTGCACCGGCCCGATCGGCAATGTGATCGCACGTCCCAGCCCGGACAGCCGCAACTGCACGGTCTGCGTGATCAGTCGGCGATGCAGGAACCGCTCAACATGTCGCCGGGATGCCTTGATCAGACGATCGAAGGCATCGTCAAACGCCGTCCCGTCGACCCTGCAATGCAGCTTTGCCTCCGCCACAGTCACCGGCTCAACAGCCGGCCCGGACCCTGGAACGTCGATCAGCGCCATGACCGATCAGACCAGCTCGGCAATGCTGCGCGCGACGAAATGATCCGCCGACGCCTGCGGCAGGATCTTCTTTTCACCGGCGGTGAATTTCGTGGCGCGCTCGGTTCCGCGCAATTCGTCCTGCACCTCGTGGTTACGCAGGAAAACGACCTCGGCGTGACCTTCCGGAACTTTCGCGGAAGTCTTTGCCGCCCCGCCGGGCTTCTGGGTTTTCTGGGTCATCTTGCTGTCCTCATCATGAAAATGTCGGCGCGCCATAAACCGGCGCGCCGGCAATGGTCCGTGGCGATCAGACGATCACCACCTCGTCGACGCTTGCGGCGTCACCGGCGCTCGCCTTGCCGATCCGCGCGTCGCTGCCGATCACCAGACCGCCGGCATCGCTCGCGGCGGTCGCGACGGTCATCGACAGGCGGAAGTGGGTGAAGTTGTTGGCGATATCGAGATCGTCGGCGCCGAACGAAATCGTGGCCTGCTTGTTGGAATCGGACCCGGCCTCGGTCAGCTGGGTGATGGCCGCGCCGGACAGGTCCTTCGCGCCGGTGCCGCTGGAATCGGTGGCCTGTTCGATCTTGGCATCCAGCGTCGCGCTGGTGCCGAGATCGCCGGCCATAACGATCGCCATGAAACTCTGAAAGTTCTTGGCGGAGATCCAGCCGGTGGTGACGGTTCCTGCGGCGTAGGCATCCGGATCGATGGCGCCGAGGAGCGCATCGCGATGCGCCATGGGTACGGTTTTCTGGGTCATGTCTCAGTCTCCGAAACAGAAAGGAAAGCGCGCGGGACAGAACGCCCCGCGCAGGTACCGGCCTCAGACCGGCGTCAGGATCAGGCCCGCTCAGCCAGCGCGACGAAGTGCGACTTGGTGGCGGACCCGTTGGCCGGGCTCACCGGCGCCGACAGATGCGGCTGACCGCCAAAGCGGAAGGTCCACCGGAACGCCTCGATCGCGTAGTCGAAGTAAAGGTGCATCGACTGCGCGAATTTCGGCCCGGCCTCGCGGCGCAGCGCGTGGTAGCCCTTCGGCGAGATCAGCTGCAGGTCGCCAAGATCGCCCAGCGTCTTGGCGTGCTCGCTGAACCGAACCGGGTAGCCCATCAGCATGCCGCCGGGCGCGTCCATCAGGCCGTTCGGCGGCATCCAGATCGGCTTGTCGCCGATGGTCATGGTCGCAAGCTGCGGGATGGTGTCGCGGTTGGTCAGCCAGAACGGGCTGTCGCCGGGAAGAACCAGCAGCCGCGAATACATCTTCAGCACGTTTGCCGCCAGCAGCGTGTCGGCCGACTGGCTGCCCTCTTTCGGGACCGTGACCAGCGCATTGGATTCCATCCAGCCCAGCGGGCGGCCCACACCGCTGCCGTAGACCATCGCGTTGTTCTTCTTCCACGCGATTGCCTGGCCCGCCTTGCGGGTCATCCGCGACTGCATGAGCGGCGCATCCTCCATCAGCTCGTCTGTGCACAGAACAAATGCGTAGCACTCATGGAGCGGCAGACTGCGCGGGTCAGTGACCAGCTTCGAGGGAGACATCTGCTTGCCCTCGCTGCGCCAGCTTGCCTGCACGCCGCTGGACCCCCAGGGCGTGGTCTCGTCGGCAATCGACTTCACCTCGCGCTTGGACGTGGGCTCTTCGTCGACCAGCGGACCGAACTCATCCAGATCCGCGACGACCTCGAAAATGCCGTCGCTGAACTCGGACGGCACCATGTACCCCTCGCCGCTCGATGCGCCGCCCTCATGCACATTGGTCGGCGCACCGAACAAGCGGCGGTCGACATTGCCGCTAACCTGCGCATTGCGGACGGCATGCGCAAATTCGCCGAGGCTCTTGAAGCCGCCGGTGGTTTCCGGGTTCGGATCGTGCACCGCGTTGCGCCCGCCACCGGGGGTGGTCACGACGGCCTCCATGGTCCGGCGCTGTTCGGCCAGCTTTTCGATACCGGCGATCTCGGCGTTGGTGGCCTCGATATTCGCCACGATGCTGTCGTAACGGTCCTGTTCCTCGGCCGTCATTTCGCGACCTTCGTTTTCGGCCGCATCGACCAGTTTGATGCCATCCGCCTTAAGGTCGGCCAGCTTATTCTTCAGCTCCGCGAGCTTTTTCATGGGTCCCTCCATCATGCCGGGAACACGCCATCCCTTGACGATGCGCCCGGCGCGCATCGCTTTGGTGACCTTCAGGTCGTGGTTCGATTGATCAGAGCAGGTTCATCCTCTGCCGCGCCAGGCTGGCATTGCGGCGGCCGCGGCCCGTCTTGCCGCCGCGCGCGAGCCGCTGGATCGTCTCATCCAGCGTTGCGACACGATCGGCCATACCGAGGCGGACAGCCTCCTGGGCCCCGTAGGCGCGACCGCCGCCCATATGCCGCTCAGATGTTTCAGGATCAGCCCGGACAACCGACACCGGAACGCCGCGCGCCTTGGCGACATCCTTGGTGAAGGCCTCGTAGGCCGACCGCACATCCGCCTGCAGGGCCTTGCGCGCCGCGTCGTCCAGCGGCTCGAACGGGTTGCCCTCGACTTTCCGCGCCCCCTCGAAAATGAAGGTTGGGGCAATGCCCTGCGCCTGCAGCGCGGCACTGACATCCCGGTGCAACATGTAGACACCGATGGAGCCGACCGTTCCGGACGGCGTCACCACCAGCTCATCCGCCGCGCTCGCGATCCAGTATGCCGCGCTGGCGGCAAGCGTATTCGCCACCGCGACGATCGGACGATCTGCCCGCCGCGCCGCCCGGATCATCGCCGCCGTTTCCGGCACCAGGTCGATCTGCCCGCCCGGGCTGTCGATCTCGATGACGATGGCCGACGTGCCGCTGTCTTCCGCGGCCTGGCGAAACGCGCGCTGGAAGGCAACCAGGTTCGCCGCCCCGGGACCACTGATATCCGCCATCATGTTTCCACGCGGCAGGATGGTTCCCATCAGGCGCAGGACGCGAATGGTTTTCTGACCGGCGCTGACCTCACCTGAGATCTCCGCTTTCGGTCGCTCATCGAAGGCGGGCTCGGCGCGGGGCCCCATCCGTGCCCTCAGTGCGATGGCCGACACGATGGCCTCGGCCTTCTGGGGCTCGATCAGCCAGACCCCCTGCCCGGCTGCCCGCAGCAGCCGTTCGATTTCATGCGGCATTTTTCACCACCTCCAGTTTCGGACGACCGCCGTTGCGCGCCACGCTGTGGCGCAGAAACGCGATCGCGGCCTCTGTACTCTGCCCGCTGTCGCGCGGACTCCCGGCCGGCGCCATGTTCAGCGGTTCGATAAACCTGTCTCCGGCCGTCCCGATTCCGTTCATGTTCTCCAGCCGCCGAATCTCGTTGACGCTCAGCCAGCCCCATTGACGCGCCAGGGAATAGGCCTCGTAGCGCGCCTTGATGTCCCCGCGCAGAAGGCTGGCCACATTGAACTCGAAATATTCCCCGGGCATGAGGAACGTCTTGTCGGCGCTGCGCTCGATCAGCTCCAGCCATGGCCCCAGCGTGTCGGTCACGAACTCCAGCGCCTGCTGTTCGATATTGCTGAACGTCGCCTTGTCGAGGATGCCAACCTTGTGCGGCGGCACCCGCCACAGCCTGGCGATGTCCGACCACAGTTCCTTGCGCGTCTCCAGGAACTGCGACTGCTCGTTCGTGGCGCCGAGCTGCTGGATATCCATGCCGTACTCCAGAACCCCGGGCTTGCCGCGGTTGCGGCCGCCGAACCATCGCTGCCAGGCGTTCAGGAAATTCCGCTTCGACTCCTCCCCGTCGAAATGACCGGAATGCTTGAACACGAACGGCGGCGTGGCGTCGTTCTCGAAGAACCGCGCGCCGTAGGCCTGCAACGCCAGCGCCGCCCCGATCGCCTCGCGCCCGTCGTGCAGGATCGCGGAATTGCCCGTGACACCGTCGACATGCGGCGGAACCGCGATGAACCAGACCTCATCCTCCAGCAGCACGCGCTCCGGCCGTCCCGGTTCGCGCACCCGGAACCTGCGGCTCCGGTCGGACAGCAGCTCGACGGAATAATTGCGGCGCTCGATGCGCCACATCTGTTCCCTCGGCGTATCCTGGTCGATGCGCTCTGCCAGGTACTGCCCCTCGGCGGCCAGGTCGTCGACCATGTTCGCGAAAAAGTCGAACGACGTATCGCGCGGGTTCGGGTTGCCGAACAACCGCGCGACGGGGTGGTTGCGCACCCTGTGCCGGTCATCCCGGGCGTCACGCTCGAACACGCCAAACGACAGCCCGGCCACGGAATCCATCAGCGTCTTGATGCTCGCCCGCACCACCGGCAGCTTGCGGGCGGCGTCGACGGTCACGTGCACGCCTGATTTCGTCGGCACGCCGACAGGCTGAAACCAGAAATCGTCGCTTGCATCGCGGTCTCGCGGCGCGGGCGTTTCCGCCCGCTTTGATCCCCGCAGGAAATCGAACATCGTTTCAGCCCACCATGTAGTCGTTCGGAATGCTCAGCGCTGCGGCGCGCGCCGCCGCCGGGTTCATGTCCATCAGCATCGCCGCGTTGAACATCGCGATCAGCGGGTCGATCTTGCCGACCCCGGAGCGCGCCTTCGTGATCAGCACGTTGTTACCCTTCGCCTCGGCTTTGGCATTGCCAAGAACCCAGGTCATGATCGGCTGGCCGCCGTGCTCGAACGTGCCATCCATCAGCCGCCGCTCCAGCCCCTTGATCGTGCCGCTCAGCCAGCCGCCCTGCCGGACGCCGTAGATGAACTCCAGCGGATAGCCGCGCTCCAGCAGCTCATCCACCAGCGCCGCAACGCCCCATGGGTCCAGCCCGAAGGCCGACGTATCCGGGAACAGGTTGGCCGCCTGAACGCGGTCGCAAAGGTCGACGATATCGCGCACATGCGCTGTCGGCTCCTCGTCGATCACCAGGTCGCCTGACGCCTCCAGGTCGCGCAGCTTCGGCGCGATTTCCTGCCGGCGCTCCAGCACATCCGGAATACACCAGGCCCGCGTCCAGCTCAGCCAGCGGCGCGTCTGCGCACAGCGCCCGATCAGGTGAAGCGACGCAAGGTCGTCGGCGCCGCCCATGTCTCCGCCTGCCACCACCACCTCGGACCGCTCCAGCAGCGTATCGAGGTCCAGCCCGCCGGTTTCCCGCTTCGGCCAGTAATCGGCTCCGACCCAGCGCTCGGAATGCAGGCCGAGACCGATCTCGATGTTCAGATGCTGGCTGACCCAGATCTGCTCTGCCTCCGGCGATGCGCTGCCGTTGTTCTCGTATTCCGCCTCCAGCCGCGCCCGGCTGATGGATCGATCTAGGTTCGGCAGCACCAGGTGCCAGTTGTCCCGGTTGCGCCAGAACGCCTCGTCCTTCTGCAGATCCTGCGGGAACTCGTAGAGAACCGGCAACATGATCGGTGCCGATCCGCCACGGCCGTCCCGGATGGCGCGGGCCTTCTTCAGCTCCTCTTTCCAGATCCCGGTCGGCTCCCGGTCGGACTGGGTGGTGATCATCATCACCTGACCGCCTGTCATGGTGATGCCGCCGCCACGGATCTGCTGCATGACCGAGGCCGCCTGTTTCTTTTTCCCCAGCTCGTGCAGCTCGTCGATGATCGTCAGCACCGGGATTTCCCCGGTGACGATAGAGGTGTCGAACGTCTTGACGTGCAGCTGCGACCCAGAATTTCGAACTGTGATTTGACGGGAGTAGTCTTGGATGTGAAACACCTTTGCTAAGATCTCATCCAAACGGATCATGTCGCTTGCCTGCTTGAAACACCTTGCACTGATGTTCTGGCTCGGCCCGATCAGCAGCATCTGCGCCCGCGGCGTTTCCTCAAGGTAGAGGGCGGTCAGCGCCAGCGCCGCGACATAGGTCGACTTCGAGCTTTTCTTCGGGACCATGCACAGGCATTCCCACACCAGCCGCGCGCCGGTCTCGGGATCCTCGCTGGCAAGAAAGGCCACCAGCACGTCGCGGAACCAGTCGCCGCAGGCTTCTTTCAGCGGCGGGTTACCGGCCACGTCCGGCAGCCGCAGCCGGTTGAAGAACGCCAGCGCCTTGGCCGCCCGCTTCTCGTTGAACGGGACATCTGCCATCGGCGTCTCGCCGCGCTGAATCCGCTCCCACCAGTCCGGGCATGCGAACATCGGCAGGTGTTCAGTGCGGGCCATGCTCGCCTCCAAGGCCCAGCTCGCGTTCCAGCGCCTCCTCTGCCTCCTGCGCAGCGCCGGCGTCGATCTCCTTCTTGCCCTTCGGCTTGGGCTTGTCCCCCTGTTTCGCGGCGCTATCCAGGAATGCGGATGCGTTCATCTGATCGTTTTTCTCGATCATCCGGTTCAGCTCGCGCATCGCGCCGACGTTTCCCTTTTCGACCTGGGCGGCCAGTTTCTGGAACTGCCATGCGACCAGTCGATCGCGCTGCATGTCGCGCGTCTTCAGGATCGAAAAATAATGCTTGTTCAGCGTTGGAACAGAAATGTGGCAGGCATTTGCGATCCGTTCCTTGCCCCACCCAAGAGCAAGTAACATCATGATTTTGTTGGCATTTTCCTGCGAGTACCGATGCGCCGGCCGCCCCCGTCGGCCAGACGGATGACGAACCGGGTCACCGAACAGGTCCAGATCGCCCATCCGATTTTCTCCCGTCAAAAAAAATTCTCCAAGTGGCTGTCCCGCGCCGGTCCCTGCAACCCTCCTTCTGGAGATTTGCACCCCCCCCCCTTCAGCGCCCGGACACAACCTCATCCCTCGGATCGCTGCTGTAGTCGCGCCACCACCGACTGATTGCAGACCTGGTCCCGTCGCCACGCCCCGCAGGCATCCGCGCCAGGCTATCGCCCACACTATCCGGCGCGACCACCACCACCTCCGACACCCCGAGCGCCCGGCGCCACCAGTCCCGCACCTCCGCCTTCGGCTCCGAAACGATGAACCAGACCCGGGGCCAGTCCGCCCGCCGGCCCAGCTGCGCCAGCACGGCGTTCCGCGCCCGCAACGCCGGGCCAAGCCAGCGTCGACGATCCCACCCGTGCAGGTCCTGCCCGGACAGCATCGACGCGATCTCATCCAGATCCAGCACCAGATCGCCCGGTACGCGCCGCGACCGCACCAACGTCGACTTGCCAGCACATGGCGGCCCGGCCACCAGAACGACCGGAACCAGCGACCGACCGATCCACTCCGGATGCGTCTGAGCCGCGCCACTCGACTGCGCCGCGCGCTCGATCGCCTGCTTGACGCTGTCGTGCCACAGCTTGCTGACGGACTGGCAGTTGCCGGGATCAAAGAACCGCGCACGGTCCCCGCGATGCGGCCGCCGATGGTCGACCACCGGCGCATTCGGCGCCCGGCCACGCCCGACCAGAGGCACCCCGGTCTGACAGCAGGTCATGCCGTCGCGGATCAGAACCTGATCGCGCAACAGCGACCACGCCTTCGTCTTGTACCACCGCCGCCAGTCCTGCTCCGCCCGGCGCACCGCATCGTGCCGCCGCGCATCCGCAACCGAATTGTCGATGCGCGGCTTGCCCGCACCCACCTTCGGGCGAACCGTCGTCAGTCGTGCCATGCGATCTCCGATCAGCACCAGCCCGCCCGGGGAGGAGGAGAGGACGGGCCGGCGCCTAACGTCGCCCCCGCGACGCGTCCGAATTGGTTGCCGGGGCAGGACTTGAACCTGCGACCTGCGGGTTATGAGCCCGCCGAGCTACCATCTGCTCCACCCGGACAAAAGAAAGGCCCGGCAGGGATGATACCTCCGGGCACATTGCAGGCGTGTCACTCTCGGCGTTTTCTGAACCTGGGTTCTGAACCGGAGCCCGCCGCCCACCCGCACGGGCCACGGTCTGCTTTGGCAGAGGGGGTCACCGGCATAGGGCTATTGGGACGCGACGGTAACCGCTGCCGCGCCGATCTGTCAACCTGTCTTGCGCAACGGAACCAGATCGCCGGTCGACGCCTCGACGCTTGTCTCGCGTCCGAACAGGCTGAACCGCACCATCGCACCGCCGCTGGCCCGAAGTTCCACCACCTCGCAGGTGAACCCGGAGAACGGCCCGCTGCGGAACAGCGCGCTATCCCCCTCTCCCACCAGACGCTGCCGGCGGCGGCGTGCCCGCTCTGCCTTGCGCGCGGCGTCCGCTTCGGCGTCCACCTTGCGCATCTGGTGGATGGCGCGCAGCTTCTTCGGTTCCAGCGCGCCCCATGTGCCATCGGACCGGCACAGCGCGCCGGTGATGAACGGGCCGCTGGTGACCGCATGCACCACCGGATCTCCGGGGAAGCGCGCAAAGACATACCCTGGCAGATAGCGGCGCTGATATTCCCGCATCGCGCCGAACCGTTTCGCCTTGCGCGTCAGCACCGGGTGGAAGGCGTAGACCCCCCGCAACCGCAGCCATGCCTCCGCCTGATCCTCTCGCTGCGGCACGACACGCAGCGCGTACCAGTATGGCTTGCCGCGCCGAAAGATCGGTGACCTGTCGGCGCCCTGCCCGTCCTTGCAGTAGCGCGCCTCGATGTCCCTGACCAGTTGTTCCATCCCGTTCATGCCCGTTCCCCTCACTCCAAGATTTAGCGTCGCCAACATTCCAACCCACAACATCCTGATTTCATGCGGGAAGGTAGGGAGGATAGCCGTTCCGCAATCGCGCTATCCTCCCGCTGTTTCTCAAACATCAACCAATTGGTTTCATTCGAACTTTTCGATCCAAAGGGAAGGAAGGGAGGATAGGGAGGCATTTTGTAGTGTTTTTTAAGATTTCCTGTTCCACCCATTTTACCGCCATCCCAATGTCGCGCGCGCGCATACGCGTAGGTCAGATTTTGCCTCCCCAGCCTCCCCACCCTCCCGCAGCGACGCGCAAGCCTCTGTGTCACAACAGTTTTCCCCCTGACCCCGTAAATGCGCTATCTTCCCGCCGCATCGCTCTACCTTCCCTAGCCTCCCGTGAAATCTGTATCGGGGTACGGGGCATCGCCTGACTGCGCCGCCAGCGGCTTGCCCGAGCTGTCCTTCGGCGCGTCGTCGAACCGCCGCCTGAAGGCATCCGTGAACCGCAGCCCGACATATTGCGATATGCTGGCCTTACCCTTGGCGAACTGCTTTCCCGTCTCAGGATGCCGCCATGCGCGCGCCTTGGCCGATAGCTGGCGGGAGAACGTCGTCGGCTTCCACGGGCTCATTCCCCGCTCCATCATGTGCAGCGTGAAGGCATCTCCGAGGACCTTGGAGGTGATCACGTCTCCCGGATCTCCGGTGATGACGCAGCAGGCGGTGAGGAACATCCCGATCGGGTCGCTTTCGTCGCGATACTCTCGGGTGGCCTCTGTCACCGCCGCCGGCGGCGCGAGCCCGCCCTCCAGCACCTCCATCAGCCCCTCGATCAGCCAGTTCAGAATGCCGGCCCGCTCCGCGAACAGCTTGTCGACCAGCTCCGGGTCGCGCTCCGCCTCGGGGATCTGCACGTCGAAGGGCACCAGCAGAACCCGCCGCCAGATACCGTCGTCGGTCCCGCGTATCTCGGGCTTGTGGTTGCCGGACATGGTCAGCTTGAAGATCGGCCGCACCTCGACAAAGTCGGAGTGCAGGGCACGCACCTGCAATGGCTCGCCGCCGGTCAGTTCCTTGATCAGCCCCTCCTGCAGGCGCTGGCCTTCGTCCGGCTCCGAGGTGCGCACCATCCGCGCGCCCATCAGCGGGATCAGGTCCGGCGTGGCATCGCCGCCGCCGCGCCGGTTCGAACCGGTCAGGCTTTCGATCCGCGCGGTCGCGGCATAGCCGCCCATGATCCTGGCAATGGTGTCGACCAGCACGGATTTGCCGTTGGCGCCGGCGCCGTACAGGAACACCAGCCGCTGCATCGGCAGGCCGGACATGCTGAGGCCGAACCACCGTTTCAGGAACTCGCGGATCTCGCGGTCCGGCTGGATCCGCTCCAGGAACGCGTCGAAGGCGTCGTGGCCGGCATCCGGATCGTATCCGGCGCCCATGATCTTGGTCAGGCGCTGCTCGCGCCGGTGGGGTTCCGGGGCGATGTCGCAGACCCGGCCGCCGCCGTCGGCGCTGGCATCCGTCACCGCGAAGCGCAACACGTGCGACTCCGTGTTGACCACCAGCGGTTCGGCGTCGAGATCGTCAAAGGCGACGGCCAGCTCGACCCCTGCCTCCTTCATCGCGTTGTCGATGCGGGCGGAATTGCCCGTGGTATTGGCAAAGCTGCGGTGGCGCGAGCGGCGGTCCCTGAGCCGTTTTTCGACTTCCGAAATCGCGTCGGACCGCTGCTGCAGGCCCGCAACCTCCCGGGCCTGCTCCTCCGACCTGTCCCCCTTGGGGATCGCCAGCAGCTCCCGCAACCTGCTGGACACGTCCGCCCGGTCGGCCATCGCCGCCTGCTCCGCTTGCGTCATCGGCAGGTGCGGGATCTCGCGCAGGATGAGGTCTGACAGGCGCTGCGCCTGCCGGCGCACGGCAAGCTGATCTTCGTCCTTGCGCCAATGCGACCCGGACCATGCGAACCACCCGACCCGCGGAACCGACATCACGTCGTCCCCGAAGTGGGTGACGAACCGCTGGCCGTTGCCGTGGTCGTTGAGCGGCTGCTGCGCGGCCCGGCACAGCCGCTCCACCATGTCCTCCGGAGCGTCGGACGGCGGCCCGCCCGGCTGTTCCGGAGAATGGTCCGGCGGCCCGTCCGCGGTCACCGGGTCCAGCCCGGCAAAGGGGTCGTCGTCGTACTCGCTCATGCCGCGCTCCGGAACCGCCCAGACGGGTCGACCTTGGCCAGGAACCTGCGGCGGTCGCCGTCGTCCATGCTCTCCCAGAGCGCCACCAGGATGCGCTTGCGCGCTGCGGCGGCGAAATGCGTGGTCTCCATCCGCCGCAGACCGGCGCCGACGTAGGCCTCCAGCTCGCGCGGGGTGGCGATATCAGCCCAGAAGTCCGCGTCTTCCCGCAGCGCTCCGAATCCGGCCTGGTCCGGCATGCCGCCGCCTACCTCCTCCAGCCATTTGCACAGCAGCGCCGCCACCGGCCCGGCCTCCTCCCGGCTGACCGACATCAGCAGCGCGGCCATGTGGCCCAGCAGCGCATCGAGCTGCGCTTCGGCGGAAAACCGATCGAGGCCTGCGCGCAGTGCCGCGGCCTCCTGCTCCATCGTTTCCTGTGTCGCATCGCTCAATCTGGTCACAGCTGCACCCCCAACTCCCGTGCGCGTGCGGCCAGCGCCGCCCGCTCTCCATCGAAATCCGGGCGCGGATCGTAGCGCCGCGCCATTTTCCAGCCGCGCAGCTCCTCCTGCGTCAGCCCGGCGATCAGCCGCAGCTTGGCCTCGCGCATGGCCGCCGACATCACGCGGAGCGCCGGCGCGCCGACCGGCTGAAACCCCTTCGGTACCGGACGGACGCTCATGACGTGCTCCGGTCCTTGCAGGGGACTTCCGACAGGTCATCAAACCCATCCGCGCAATAGCGCGCCAGGCGCGACAGGGCCGCCCGGGTGGCCCTGTCCTGCACATCGCAGATCGATGCCAGCACGACCAAGTATGGCGACAGGCCGTTGGCCTCCGCTCTCTCGGCATGCGTTGACGGCGCACCGCCCCCGCGCGCCGTGACCTCTCCCGTGTCGTCGTCCACGATGGTGCAGCGGCGCTCTACGACACCCGGCACGGTTAAGACCGCACGCGGCGCGTTCGGATCGTCGAGCGGCGGATCTGCGGCGGGCGGAGGGTCGTCCGGCAGATCCACCCGCCCCTCGTACTGCCCGGTGTGGTCGTCCACCGCCTCGCCCTCCGGCGCGGCCGTTTGCGGCGGGTCGATCTTCTGGTGCGGGGCGAAGGCGAGCGACAGGTATCCGCTGTCCTCGACACCCGACACCACGTCGAACCCCAGCGCCTCGATCTGCGCGACGGCGTACTCAAAAATGTGAACCGCCTGTTCGCGCGCCTTGGTCTGCGCCCTCTCCCGGGCGTGGCGCGCCCGGATGTCCGCTATCGTCGTCACAGCAATGCCTCCTGTATTTGCGGCGCCGGCTGGATGCCGAGCGCGCCCGCCTGGGCCACCGCCTTGCGCACCCGCGCCACCGCCATGTCGAAATAGTCCGGGTTGATCTCGATCCCGATCGCGCGGCGGCCGGTCAGCACCGCCGCCACCAGCGTGGCGCCGCTGCCCGCGAAGGGGTCGAGCACCAGATCGCCCGGCCCGGTGAAGTCGAACAGGATGTTGCGCATCAGCCGCCACGGCTTTTCCGTCGGGTGGCCGCCGTGCCGGTCGCGCGGGTTGACCAGCTCGGAATAGAAGCCGCGCTTGCCGCCCCCGTTCCAGCGCGCGTATCCGGTGCCGCACCAGGCGGCGACGAACATCTCGCCCCAGGCGGCCGGCCCCTGCCCGTTGAACTGCGGCGCGCCGTCCGGCTTGTGCCAGGCGCAGGCGCGCTTGTAGCGGATCCCCTTGGCCGGGTTGATCGCATCGGCCCAGCGGCCTACCCCCTCAGCCGTGCAGAAGGCGATCAGCCACCCCCGGCAGAGCGGCACGACCTGCGCCACGAAGTCGGTGCGGTAGGCGTCGATGCCGTCGAAATCCAGCCCGCGCAGCTCCGCTCCACCGTCAGCCCGCAGCGCGCGACCGGAGTTCTTGGCGTCGTGCAACGACTGCTCATAGGGCGGGTCGCAGATCACCTGATCGACGGGGTCGAGGTCCGCCAGAACAGCGCGGCAATCGCTGCGGATCAGCCGCACCGGCCCGATGGTGATGTCGGCGGCGGTCATGCCATTCCCCGCAAAAAGCCCCCGGCGGCCGGAGCGCGCCGGGGGAAGTCCAACAGGGAGGTAGGGTGGATCACCCGCCGCCCGCGGGGTCTGGAAAAACGGCCGGCGCCAACAGCGGGCACCCCGCCGGCCTTGGGTGAGCTCGGTCGGAAATGCGCCCCCAGAACGCATACCGATCCCGCTGAGGTTTCGTGAATGGTCATACCGGAACCTCCTCAAGAGGCTGCGGATTTTCGGCGATCCGGCGCAGGCGATCGACAGCTTCGCAGCTGCTGCGCGGCTTGCGGATGCGGTAGTGCGTGATCTTCCCGCATACCCAAAGACGGCCCCAGAAAAGCACGGGCTGTCCGAAATTCCCATGCCACCACGACGGGTGGTCTACCATCGGATTCACAGCCTCCTCCGAAGTACCATCGGACCGAACGTGACGGACCTTTGCGACCTCGCCAGCCTTCAGAGGACATCCACGCCCGTCATGCTCGATCCACGGCCCCCAATCCTCGCTCATCGCATCCTCCACCAGATCTGCGCCGCCACGAACGCGGCCAGCATCGCCGCCTGGACGCCGACCAGCCGCCAGGCAAACCGGCGGTCCCGCCGTGCGGCGGCGCGCTTTTCCGCCGCATCGGCATTCAACGCCTGCGCCGCCAGCCGCTCTCCCCGGGCCTTGATGGCCGCCTTGATCGTCGCGTCCTGACTGGCGGCGACGACCTGCGCCTCGGCCTGAACCTCATTGGCCCGGTCCAGCGCTGTTGCGATGTCCCGCAAAGCCTGCGGCGTCAGATGGATCAGCTGACCAGCATCCGCGAGGGTGAACAGTTGTCTGGAGACTGCGCCGAGATCGCTCATGCCCGCACCTCGCGCCAGAGCGGCAGAAGGCGCTGCAGCGGCAGCCCGTCCTCTGGCCGCGCCAGCGCGCTCAGGTCGGCATAGCTTTCGGCCCGCACCAGCCCCACGGCCAGCGCCGAGGCGTCCCGCGCCGCGATCCCGCGATCGACCAGCCGCCCGACCAGCGCCGTGGCGCGCGCCGCCTCCGCATGCTGCGCGGCGGCCTGCTCTGCCCGCGCCGCATCCTCGGCAGAGGGCACCACGAGCCGACGCTTGGCCGGTTGCGCCCGCTCCCGCTTGGGAAACCCGTACCGCTTCGCGGCCTCGTAGACCGAGGTCGCATGCGCGACGTCGTAGTGCGCCGCGATCAGGTCGGCCGAGACGCCGCCGTCCCACATCGCGCGGAACGCGTCGTCGTTTGGAATCCGGGCGCGCGGGGCCATCACGCGCCCTCCGCGATGTCGGTCAGGCGGGCGCGCAGGCGCAGCGCGGCGGCGATCACGTCGTCGACCTCCGCCACCTGTTTCAGCGCCTCCTGCGGGGTATAGGCGTTGGGGTCGTCCGACCCCGCGGAATGCGCCGCCGCATGGGCCGCCATCACCTCCGCGAACTCGCCCGTGAGCGTGGCCATATCGGCGCCGGCGTTGCCGCCCGCGACCACGGGCAGGAACACGCCCCCGGCCAGTACCGCGAAATGCTGCGCCGCGACCGCGGCGGCCTCCGGGTGCATCCGGCACAGCCGGTCGACATGGTTCAGGCCGATCCCGCCCGGCCGCGCCTCGTTCAGCTCCATCCCGTAGGAGATGGTGGAGATCGAAACCCCGGCATCCGCCGCGGCGTTCTCGACCCCGCCGAGCGCATTGCAGATCCGCCGGAACATGTCCTGGACCGAGCCGGGGCGTGTCGCGCGTGTCATGTGAAAATCCTCCCGTCCATTTCGCTGGAGCCCGTGGCAGGGCGGCAGCACAACTGCCGGCATGGGATATGCACGGCGATATCGGTCATTCGGCAGCCTCGGTCCGGGGGGCGTCCGGCGGTGCGGAAGCGGAGGCGTCCGTATCGGAGGCGACATCGGGGCGAAAGAAATGCTCCGGTCGCAGATCGATGCCGCGCTCCCTGGCCCCGTCCAGCAGAACCTGCTGCATGTCGGACGGGATCAGGCCGCCGGTGCCGCCCTTGTCCTTCGCATAGGTCCAGCGTCGGACGCGGGTCTCATGCCGTCCGGTCATTTCGGCGACGGCGTGGTATCCGCCGCAAATCTCGATAACTTTATGGGCTGGCGTAAGCATGGTTGCGATGATTGCGATAATCGCAATCTCAAGTCAAGCACAGAGTTGCGATATTCGCGCTATTCGCCGCTGCGAAAAGTCGTATTCACCACAAGATGGATGTGATCGACGGTAACTGGATCAAGGCGCGCCTCCCCAAGGGTGAGCATGGCGCCAAGGCGGCTCTGGCCGAGGCCATGGGCATTTCGCGCGACAAGCTGAGCAAGATCCTGAACGGACAGCGGCAGGTGCAGCCGAGTGAAATTCCCGGTGTTCTGAGCTATTTCGCCCCCTCGGCGGCTGAGGGCAGCCTTGCGCCAGGGTTCTCCGAATCCAGCGTCGAGGCGTTTACCCCGAAGGTCGCCACGCTGGCCGAGACGGCCCTGCGCCTCAGCCAGAAGGCCGGCACGCATCCGACGATCTACCGGGCGCGGCGTGACGTCACGTCCGCTCACGTCCGGCGTGGCGATCTGCTGGTCGTCGATCTCAACGGCCAGCCTGCACCCGGCGATCTGGTGGTCTGTACCATCGCCGACCCGGACACAGACGTTGCCGGCACCCACCTGCGCCGCTGGTTCCCGCCGTGGCTGATCGACGAGGCCGACGGCGTGCAGGCCGGAACCGACGATGGAAGCGCGGCAATCCTCGGCAATGTCCTGACGGTAGTGCGCGAAGCGTGAGCCGGGCTACCCAGCGCTGAACCACAGGCTCCAGCGGGCTCCGCGTCTCACGACGGGATGCCGCCCTTGTCGATCACGCCCTTCGCCAGCCCGGCATTCGGGTAGTAGAAGCCGTCGACGCTGACCCCGTCGCCCTCGCGCAGAATCCGCTTGCCGCGATAGACCTCGACCAGATCGCCGTCCGCATCCGCCCCGGCGCCCGAGATGCTGTTGCCCCGCGCCATCAGCCGCAGCATCTCGCCGGTGTTCTCCGCCGTGGTGATCTGCGCGAGGCCGAGCTGGGCAATCGCCATGATAACCATGCCTATGGCAATGATCACGATACACGACACCAACTCCGCCACCATGAAATTACGGGACAACACGTTCAACGCCACGTAGCCGCCAATCAGGATCAGGACGACCCCGCAGACATTGAAGAAACTCAGGACGCCACGCGCCATGTGGAATTTCTGCATCGGTCTTCACCTCTCTCGCGCGATCACAGCCTGCCGTCGATCGATCTCTCCGCCCCGCTCCGCTTCAGGCCCCTGTGCCGGCCTTCTTGTTCTCCATCACCAGAACCGCCAGCAGCGCGAAGAATGAGAACAGCGCGCCCCAGATGAACCAGGCGACCGGATTGCGCCCGCGCGCGGACGCGGCCAGCGCCGTGATCACCGCCATCGCGACCCAGATAAATATCGTCAGACCCATTTCATCCCTCCATTGAAATTTGCCCACCGCCACAACCCTGCGCGGAATTTCCCACCTGTCAAGCGCCCCCGCCGAATCAAGAAAGCGACACTGTAAGTACGCTTGATTGCGATTTCCGCAATTTTATCCCTTGACACGCTGTTGCGATTTCCGCAATCTTCGCAACTATCGCCCCGCCGAAGACGCCATAAGGCAGATCGCGGGACCCACCGATGGAGGACCAGATGACCCCCAACACCTACACCGCCGCCCTGCGCATGGCCGGGTTTACCGCCCGGCCGATGTGGCGCACCGCCGCCTGCCTGGTCGGCGGCGACACCGACCTGCACGGCTACCGCATCTACGACGGCAGCAACCGCATCGTGACCGACATGATCCTGCGCTGCGAGGGGCCGGCCGTGGTGCAGGCGTTCGTCGGCGCCAAGGCCTCGCCGCCGACCCCGGCGGTTTTCGCCCAGGTCATCGCCGGACTCCATCCGACCGCGAAGGAGTCCGGAGCATGACCGCCCCCGCCAACCCGATCGCCACCGAGCGCACCGCGCTGCTGAAACGCCTCTACGGCCGCAGCGCCGCGCAGCGCCGCACGCTGATCCGCTTCGCTGTCGAACACTACGGCGGCTCGCTCACCGGCGCCCTGCCGCCCCTCGGCTACGATCCCGTCACGCTCAGCTTGCTGGGTGTGGTCGCCACCGGCGAAACCGAGGACGCCGCCATCGACGCCTGGATCGAGGCCGCGAAGCGCTGCGACGCCGAGGTGCCGGCATGACCGGCCCCCTCTCCGCCCCTGTCGCCCTGCGCTCGATGCGCCCCGATCGCGCGCCCGATTTCATCATCGGCGGCACACACAACCCATACCTGCTGCGCTGGTGGCTGATCCCGCGCAACGAGGTGTTCAACGTCTACTACCACCGCTTCCTCCGCGACGATGACGACCGCGCGCTGCACGATCACCCGTGGCCCAGCCTGTCGGTGATGACCAGGGGACAGATGCGGGAGATCACCGCAGATGGCACCAAGACGATCAGCGCCGGCGACGTGGTGTTTCGCCCGGCCGAGTTCGCCCACCGGGTGGAGCTGATCGACGGGGCGCCCTGCGAAACGCTGTTCGTCACCGGGCCGAAGATCCGCGAGTGGGGCTTCCACTGCCCCAACGGATTTGTCCCCTGGCAGGATTTCGTCGCGGCCGACGACAAGGGCGGCATCGGCCCGGGATGCGGGGACTGATTATGACCCTGACCCAAACCCTGATCCCGATCCTCGCCGCGCTGATGTTCCTGGCCGCCATGGCCTGCGCGCTGGTCCGGCAGATCGCCGCCATGCGCAGCGGCGAGACCGACATCCAGAGCCGCGACATCATCTGGGCACTGTCCGGCGGCCTCGGCCTGCTGACCGCCGCGCTGATCTGGGGGGCGGTGTGATGCAGGTGAACCGCTATCTCACCGACAAGCAGATGGACCACATCGACCACGCGCTCGGCCGCCCGATCAATCCGCTGGCCGAAACCTATCGGAATCGCTTCACGGTCGAGCCGGACAGTGACGAGGCCGCCGCATTCCGCGCCTCTCCCAACTGGTCGGAAGGCCGGACGTTCGGTGGGATGACCACGTTTCAGGTGACGACCGACGGCCGCCATGCTCTGCGCGACCACCTGCGCGCGATCCGCGATCCGCACCGCGCGTTCGACATCACCTTTGAAGGGTTCACCGAAACGGTGATCGCGAAGACGCGCAGCGAGGCGAAATACGATCACTGGCTGAGGATCAGCGACTGTGACCCGGACCTGACATTCGGCGACTATCTGCGCAACGCACGCGTGAGGGCCGCATGACCGCCCGCCAGAACCCACCGGCCCACATGCCGCGCCCGATGCGCCGCGGATGGACCCCGCGCGAGCGCATCGGCATCGCCCAGAGCTGCAGCCTGCACAGCCGCATCACCGCCGTGACGCTGCCCGAGCCGCCCTGGCAACAGGACGACACCGGCGCGCGGCAGGGCAACGAACCGGACCGGACATAGAAGGACCCACCATGAACGCCACGACGGACTTCACCACCACCGATATCGCCATTGCGCCGGCCGACCTGCGCGCGGCGCTGAAATCTCTGAAACACGGGTACGAGAAGCGCAACACGATCCCGGTTCTGGGCACCTGCCGGATCGCAGCGAACAGCGCGTCCGGGCTGGTGAAGATGACGGCGACAGACCTCGATCTCCGCATCAGCACCACGATCGAGGCGCGGGTGGACCGACACCTCAAGGCGGCGGTGCCATTTGCCGCGCTGCAGGCGCTGGCCAGTGACGACGGCGACGAGGTCGGCCTGTCGGTTGAGGGGGAGATCCTCACCATGACTTCCGACGGCATGACCGCGCGCCAGAGGCTGCTGTGCGGCCCGGAGGACTTCCCGGTCAGCAACTTCCCCAAAGATGCGCCACAGATCCGGATCGGCGAAAGCGATCTGCACCGGCTGCTGCGGCTTGGGAAACACTGCACCAGCACCGAGATAACCAGATACTACCTGAACGGCACCTACCTGACACAGAACAAGACAACCGCGACGCTGCGCAGCGTCACCACCGACGGGCACCGCATGGCGGTGATCGACTGCGACACCAAGGCATGCGAGCTGCCGGAGGGCATCCTGCCGTGGAAGGCCGTCGCCGCGATCCTGTCGGAGACACGCGACGGCGGCAACCGGGTGGCCGAGGTTGCGATGACCGGCCAGCACATCTCCGTCACCATCGGTGACACCCGCATCGAGTCGAAGCTGATCGACGGCACCTATCCCGACTACACCCGCGTCATTCCGAAGGCGGACGCAAAGTCCAGCGCAACGCTGACCCGCGCGGCGGTCGAGCGGATTCTCCGGATGCAGGTGGCAATCTCCGGCGACCGGCGGCCCGCCCTGCGGCTGGACCCCGAGCGCGGCGAGATGGTCGCAGAGTGCCACGATGGCAACAGGATCTCGGCGCCGATGCAGTGTCAGGGAAAGACCGCCACCGGCTTCAATTCGAAATACCTCGCCGACCAGCTGCGCGTGGCCTCTCCGGTCGAGCTCAGCTGGGGCGAAAACGGTGATCCGGCGATTATCCGTGGCGAGGACCTGCAGGCGCTGTGGGTTCTCATGCCGATGCGGGTTTGAGCGAACAGAACACCCCCGACGTAGTGCCGCGAAACCTGCGCTACGCAAACTGGCCGGGGGCGGCATCCCCGCTCCCGGCGCTTTTCAGAGAGGAGGCAGCGATACAACCATGTGGATACTGAAAGGAACCTGCCACAATACGGGCCACCCTTGGAAGGATGGCCACAAGAGAGGCGAGACGGTGTTCGTTTATTCGACAACCTTTCCAAGGCCTTATGCAGAAGGGCAACACCCGCGCGTCGGAAACACAGGTGGCTCCACAGTCACGGATGAGCACTTCACGCTTAGACCTGCGTCATTGGTGCAGGTGGTGCGATTGATACCAACCATCCTTTCAGACTTCTGCCGCGATTGGCGCGGGCCTCTGGCCAAACTGCCGAGATACCCCACCACCGAATGAAGGCCCGGCATCCCGCCGCGCCACCCTGCCGGGGCCTGAGTGAGTGAGCCCCGGCGGGTAGAGGAGAGAAGCAATGAACCAGATAGAGACATGGCAGCAAGGTCGTTTCATCGACAAGCCGCAGTACAACAAGGCTGGCGATCTGTGGAAGGACGAGAAGCGCCGCGAGGAAAAGCATCTGGTTCGACCAGCACCGGAGGAGAACGCCATCTGTTGGTGCCCTAACCCGGACCATGCCGAATGGATCGCGCAGCGCCTGAACCTCGCATCGAAGCTGGAACAGATGACCTACGACTATGCGACCGGAAAGACCGACGCCACCGAGATCATTTCCTTTGTCAGGTCTGCGGCCAACGACACCACCGAATGAAGGCGCGACATTCCCGCCGCGCCACCCTGCCGGGGCCTGAGTGAGTGAGCCCCGGCGGGGAGAGGAGACAGAGACGATGACCACGCCAGACATGGAACCGATCACCGACAGCGCGGACCTGGTACTGTTCCGCGCCCCGGACGAGGCGGCGATCCCGCAGGCCTCCGACACGCTGCGGCTCGCCTTCGTTCCGGTCGCCGCGCTGGTCGTAGACCGCCGCTATCAGCGCCGCACCAGCGAGGCGTCGCGATCGCGCATCCGCAAGATCGTCGCCGGGTTCGCCTGGTCGAAGTTCGGCGCCATCGCCGTGACCGAGGTGGGCGAAGGCCAGTATGCGGTGATCGATGGCCAGCACCGCGCGCTGGCCGCCTGCGTGGTGGGCGCCGAGGCGGTGCCGGCGGTGATCGCCTCCGGCGACATTGCCCGGCAGGCCGAGGACTTCGTCGGGATCAACGCGGTGCGCACGTCGGTCGCGGCGATCGACAAGTTCCGCGCCCGGGTGGCCGCTGGCGACGAGGTGGCGGTGCAGGTCAACGCGATGCTGACCGAGCTGGAGATCTCCACCGACGTGCCGGCCGGCGCCGGGGTCAGGTACCGCGAAACCCGCGCCGTCAGCACGCTGGAAAAGCTGCAGAAGCGTCTGGGCCGCGGCGTGGTGTTCACCGCGCTGGAAACCCTGCTGGACGCCCAGCCAGACCAGCACAACCTGCTGACCGCGTTCTCAATCGAGGTCACGGCGATGGTCGTGGCGCGGATGATCGACGCCGGCCGGGATCTGGCGCGGCTCGACGCGGTGCTGGCCGACACGGATCTGGAAACGCTGAAAGAGGAGGCAAGCGCTCTGCGCAAGCTGACCGGCGGCGGCACGGCGCAGCGCGGCGCAGAGCTGCTGCTGCAGGCGGTGAACAAGGGCCTGCGGGAGAAGGTGGCATGACCAGCCCTGCCATCCACACCGTCCGGATATCGTCGCACGTCTCCGCCCAGGGGCCGCTGGCAGATGGCGCGTCGGAGTGCAGCCTCTACGACTGCCCCGCGCGCGATGCCGTCGATTGCATGTCGGGCGCAGCATGCCCGCGCACAGCGGCGAGGAAGATCTGCCCAGGCAATCGCGTCACCATCGATGCAGGCGGGGCGGTGGTGACCGGCCAGCTGGTGGGGAGGGTGGCGTGATGGGTATACCACTGCACGGCGCCATTCATGACAGCATTGCGGCCCGTCGGGAGCGGGTTCGTTCGATGGTATCGGTCGGCATGACCGGATCGGAGATCGCGGCGGAGCTGGGCGTCAGCGTTGGAACTGTATCGCTCGACAAGAAAGCGCTCGGGATCTCCGGCAAGCGCGGGCCGAGGCCTAGCGGCGACAAGGCGGCAGAGCGGCGGGAGCGCAGCGCAGGTAGGAAACGCACCGCCCTGGCAGACCGCCGCCGCTTCCGCACAACGCCGGTGCCGATGGGCAAGCCGGCCGTTCTGGTCCCTGCGGAAACCAGTGGCACCCGCTTCCCGGAGCGCGTGGTCCAGCCGGGAGCCTTCGGGCCTGCGCTCAAGGACGGCGCCAACAATTCCAAGATCGGCGGCGATGTTCTGGTTGGCCGCCTGCGCGGTGCGCCGATCTTCACCCTGACACTGGAGGAACGGGCCACCTGCCCGCGCGCCTGCCCGCTCTGGCGCGGCTGCTACGGCAACAACGACCAGCACAGTCGCCGCCTGCGCCACGGCCCGCGCCTGGAGGCGCAGCTGCGCGAGGAGGTCGGTGACCTCTGCGGCAGGCACGGAACCATCCTGGTGCGGCTGCACGTGCTAGGGGATTTCTACTCCTGGCGCTACCTGTGTCTCTGGGCCGATTTGCTGGACATCCACCCCGGACTGCACGTCTTCGGCTTCACCGCCTGGGGGAAGGAAACGAAGATCTGCGCTGGCGTGGCCCGGCTGCGCGGCGTCTATCCCCAGCGCTTTGCGATCCGCCACAGCGGCACGACCGGGCGCTGGGGCAGTTTCACCGTGGATTTCCCGACGACCAAGAAACGGATCGGAGACGCGCTGCTCTGCCCGGAACAACGCTACGCCGGGCTGGAGACGACAGAGGCGCGCGCGGCGATGGCCGGAACCCGCGGCGCGATCCATTGCGGCAACTGCGCCGCCTGCTGGTCTAGCGACGTTCCGGTCGCGTTCGTTGAACATTGAAAGGAGCAAGCCGCATGAAACTGATAACCCCCGACACCATCAATTTTCAGGCGCGGATCACCGAGGACGAGCTGCGCGAACGCATGGCGGCCGAGGTGCTGGAACAGATCGGCGGGCTGGGCCCGGACGGCAAGCCCCTGCCCGGGATCGAAACCAGCGTGCGCCGCGGCGACGGCCGCAAGGGCGGCTACACCATCGACGTCACCGGCCCCGCCCCGGCGCGGCTGTACCTGCCGAAGGGAGTGAGCAATGGCTGACAACACCAAAATCGAATGGGCCACCGCCACGTGGAACCCGCTGGGCGGCTGCACCCGCGTCTCGGAGGAGTGCCGGAACTGCTATGCCGAGGTCATGGCCGCGCGCTTCTCCGACCCGGGCCAGTGGGGCCACGGGCTGGCGCTGCGGGTCAAGCTGCGGGACGGCACCACCGATCACCGCTGGACCGGAAAGCTTGTCCTGCACGAGCACAAGCTCGACCAGCCGCTGCGCTGGAAGAAACCGCGCCGGATCTTCGTCAACAGCACCTCCGACCTGTTCCACGAGAATGTGCCGGACGAGTGGATCGACCGCGTGTTCGCGGTGATGGCGCTGGCCCCGCAGCATGTGTTCATGGTGCTGACCAAGCGGGCGGATCGTATGCGGGAATATGTATCGCGTACCGATGACGCTTGGCACGGCAACGCAGACCTCTTTGCGGATCGCTTTAACGCCGCGATGGACTGGAACCATGCCTGGATCAACGACATCGACGAAATGCCGTGGCCCCTCCCCAACGTCTGGCTTGGCGTCTCTGTCGGAGACCAGACCGCCGCCGACGAACGTATCCCGGAGCTGCTGGCCACACCTGCTGCGGTGCCCTTCGTCTCGGCAGAGCCGCTGCTGGGGCCGGTGGATCTCGGTCAATGGCTTGATGGCCTAGACTGGGTGATCGTCGGCGGCGAGAGCGGCCCAGGTGCACGGCCGATGCACCCGGACTGGGCGCGGTCCCTGCGCGATCAGTGCGTGGCGGCGGGGGTGTCGTTCTTCTTTAAACAGTGGGGCGCATGGGGGACTGTTGGCCTGCGACCGTCAGGTACGCCAGGACAATATGCGATAGCGAGCGCCGAGCCGCGTTCAGATTTCTGGACTCAAACAGTCCACCAGGTCGACCAATATCCTAGAATGTTCGACCTGCTCGGCGGCGCGAGCGTGTTGGAACGGATCGGAAAGAAGGCCGCCGGCCGCCTGCTGGACAGACGCGAATGGAACGAGGTGCCGGGATGAGCCTTTTCAAACTGCTCGCGAACACCGTCGAGGGCGTGGCCCAAACAACCATCGGCACCGCCAAGGCCGCCGCTGGGACGGTCACCGCCGTGCTGGACGACGGCAAGACGATGGACGACGGGCTGAAAGCCATGCGCGATGGCGCCGAAAAGATCGGCAAGGCGGACGACTGACCCATGCCAGCCGCTCGCCCCACCCCTGCCGCTATCAGGCGCGCGATCGAGGCGATGCTCGCCGCCGGTCTCACCGTCGGGTCGGTCGTGGTGCAGCGTGACGGCAGCGTGCGAATCGTTGCCACCGGCGAAGAACAGGACATAGCATCGCTTCCCGACAGCGAGGAGGCGGCATGGGACGCGGCGACAGGGGCGGTATCGTGACGCTCACGAACCTCAAACAGGTAACGCGGCGCGGCCGCACCTACTGGTATTTCCAGCGCAAGGGGCACCCGCTTATCCGGCTGCCAGACCTGCCGCACGACGACCCGGCCTTCCTCGCCGCCTATGCCGAGGCGAAAAAGGCCACGCCGGAACCGGAGCCGGCCGCAGCCGGTAGCTTCGCAGCCCTGGTGCGCGCCGCGCTTGCCTCGGATCACTACCACCAGTCGAAGGACGCCACGCGCGCGATGTTCCGCCGGCACTGCGATCCGCTGCTGGAAGAGTTCGGGGCCCTGCCCGCGCGCGGTCTCAAATCGCGCCACATCCGCGCCAACCTGCCCGCCAGCTCTGCGCCCGGGCACCGGCTGCGTACATGGCGGTTCCTGTGTTCCTTCGGCGTCGAGCGCGGCCTGCTGCCCCGCAACGAGGCGCTGGACGTTGCCATGCCCAAGCCGAAGAAAAAGGGCGGGCACCCGGCCTGGACGGCGGCTGACATCGAGGCCTTCCGCAATCGCTGGCCGATCGGCAGCGTCACCCGCGCGGCGTTTGAGCTGCTGCGGCTGACCGGCGCGCGGATCTCCGACTCGGTGCTGCTGGGGCCGGGCATGGTGGCGCGCGACGGCGTGCTGTCCTACCGACAGGTGAAGACCGGCGGGCTTGCCCATGTGCCGTGGACCTGCCCGCTGCCGGACTATGCCGCGCACATGGCCGAGGACCGCGAGCTGATGCACCAGGCGCTCGCCGTGCTGGCCGGCCACATGACCTTCCTCGCAGCGAAGGGAAAGACCCGCTCCGATAAATCGCTGGGTACTATGATCCGCGAGGCCGCACGTGAGGCCGGCGTGGGAAAAAGCGCCCACGGCCTGCGCAAAAGCCTGGCCGCGGCGCTGGCGGAAGGGGGCGCATCGGCCCACCAGATCAGCTCATGGACCGGCCATGAATCCCTGAAAGAGGTGGACCACTACACCAAATCGGCCGACCGCCGCCGGGCCGTCATCGGCACGGAACAAGAACAGAACGTTGGAAAACATTCCGGGCAGCGTTGGAAAACACAAAAATAA